TAACGATGAAATGCACATTGCAGTTGTTGACGAAGACGGACTATTTACTGGTACAGCAGGAACTGTTGTTGAAAAATTTGGTTCAGTATCAAAAGGCAGAGATGCTAGAAGAACTGATGGTGGAAGCAACTACTACAAAGATGTTGTTAATACACAGTCTACTTACATTCGTTGGATGGATCATGACGCTGCTGGCACCAATTGGGGCAATACAGTAACTGGAACAACATTTACCGCAGTAACTACACCTAAAAATTACAGTCTAGCAGGTGGTTCTGATGGTGACTCAATGACTGACGGAAACAGAATTACCGCATACGACAAATTCAAGAACAAGCAGAACATTCCAGTAACACTAATTCCAATTCCAGGTTCTAGCGCAACTGTTATCAATACTGTTATTGCTGACATTGCAGAAGCTCGTAAAGACGTTGTTGTAACTTTCTCTCCAGAAAGAGCAGATGTTGTTAACAATGCTGGAAATGAAGTTGTGCATGTAAAAGCATTCTCAGACACAGTTACTCGCTCAACTTATGCAGTTATGGATGGTAACTGGAAATACCAGTATGACAAGTACAATGACACTTATGTTTATGTTCCTTGCGCTGCCGATGTTGCAGGTTGCATGGCTAGAACCGACTCAGAACGTGCTCCATGGTTCTCTCCAGCAGGTTACGCAAATGGTAGAATTCTAAATGCTGTTCGTCTAGCATGGAATCCTAACCAGACAGAGCGTGATCTTCTATACAAACACGCTATCAACCCAATCTTCTCAGAACCAGGTCGTGGTGTTGTTCTATTCGGTGACAAGACATTCACATTGAAGCCAGGCTCATTCAGCCGGATCAATGTTCGCCGTCTATTCATTGAACTTCAGAAAAACATTAGCGGTCTTGCTGGCAACCTTCTATTCGAACAGAATGATGATGCTACAAGAGCAGGTTTTGTGAATGCTGTTGAGCCATACCTAAGAAGCGTACAAGGTCAACGTGGTTTGACTGATTTCCGTGTAATTTGCGATGCATCAAATAATCCTGATGCTGTTGTAAATGCAAACGAATTCATTGCAGATATTTACGTTCGTCCAGTATCTTCAATCAACTTCATTCAATTGAACTTTATTTCTGTAAGGGGTGCTGCCGCTTTTGCTGAGATTGCAGGCTAAATATAACTGAACAATAAGCAAAAGAGGAGAATAGTATGGCAAACGCAACATTATCACAGATTAAAACAGCGATTGGTTTGGGCGCCCGCCCAAACCTTTTCCGAATCTATTTCAGCCCAAGTGTTGGTGCGGCAACTGGTTCGGATCAAGCAGTTTCATTACTATGCAAAGCCGGTTCTCTGCCAGGTTCCACAATGGGATTAATTGAAGTCCCAATGGGTGGTGGTCGTAGATACAAAATAGCAGGGGATCGTTCCTATGCGGAATGGACGGTCACAATCATGAATGATTCTGCCGGAGCTTCTAGAAAAGTAATGGAAGATTATCAGAAACTTTTTGTTAACACAGACATGGAAACACCAAGTCTTGGAAACAGAAATACCACAGCAAGAGCGACAGTTACAGTAGAACAACTTACAGAAGATGCTTCAATCATCGGACGTAAGTATGAACTAATTAATTGTTTCCCTACTGATATATCTGCCATGGACCTATCATACGACACAACCGATGCTCTACAGGAATTTACTGTGACATGGGTATACGATTACTTTAGAGTCGCTTAATAGGGAGAACAAAAATGGCATTCAGTATAGACTCATTTAACACAGCATTAGCTGGCGGTATTAGACCAAATCAATTTAGTATTGAAATACCGGCCACTCCTGTTGGCGTTACACTACCAAACTTTAGCATTCTTTGCAAAGCTGGCGCCGTTCCTGGAATGACTATCGGAACTATCGAAGTTCCATTCAGAGGTCGTAGAGTTAAATATCCCGGAGACAGAACATTCGCAGAATGGACTGTCACGGTTATTAACCAAAGAAATCAAGGTATTCGTGCTGGATTTGAAGCATGGAGCAATTTTACAAATGCTCTAGATTTCACCACCACATCAATTAGTACTAAAACTAGCGAAAACTATAAAGCAAGCGTTGATATCAAACAACTTTCAGATGACAATTCTGTAATTCGTACATATCAATTAAGAGAAGCATTTGTAGTTGATGTTGGTGCAATTGATCTATCATACGACTCAGTGGATGCAATTGAAGAGTTTACCGTAACCTTCCAGTATAGCTATTTCGTATAATTGAACGAAAACTTTTTGCAGCTATAAATAAGTTGCGTAGTAAGTTTTTTATTGGGGGGCTACTACGCCCCCCATTTTTTTAATGAAGAGAGAAAGTTATGGCACTAAAACTTTTTGGTTTCAAGATCGGTAAAGATGATTCTGAAAAGGATCAATTAAAATCTTTCGTTCCTCCTTCTGAGGAAGAACAAGCCGTCTCCGTTGTCGGCGGAGGAATATACGGCACTTATGTAGACTTAGAAGGTCAAGTTCGAAATGATTCTGACCTTATCAAAAAATATCGTGAAATGGCTTTGCAATCCGAATGTGATTCGGCTATTGATGATGTTGTCAATGAAGCCATTGTCTTTGAAGAAGGCACATATCCAGTCAGCATTGTACTTGATAATTTAAAGCAACCGGAATCAATCAAGAAAAAAATTCGTGATGAATTTGAACATGTTATGAAACTTCTTGATTTTAATAATCAAGGTTATGACATTTTTAGAAGATGGTACATTGATGGTAAACTTTACTACCACATGTTAATTGATGAAAAAAATCCAAGAGCAGGAATCAGAGAAGTTAGATATATTGATCCTCGCAAAATTCGTAAAGTCAGAGAATTACCAAAAACTCAACCTGGCTTAAATCCAACAGGACAACAAGCCCAATACTTAAAACCAATCGAATACTTTGTGTTTTCTGACAAAGGTTTTGTAAGAGATACAAATCAGGGATTGAAAATTTCAGTAGACTCTATTTGTTATGTTCACTCTGGCATGACAGATAAAGATGGTAAAGTAATAGTTTCTTATCTACACAAAGCAATCAAGCCACTTAATCAATTGAGAATGCTTGAAGATGCTACAGTTATCTATCGCATCTCAAGAGCGCCTGAAAGAAGAATATTTTATATTGATGTAGGTAACTTACCTAAGATGAAAGCAGAACAATATCTTCGTGAGATTATGCAGAAGTACAAAAATAAAATTGTATACGATGCATCCACTGGAGAAATTCGTGATGACAGAAGATTTCAAACAATGCTTGAAGATTTCTGGTTACCTCGTAGAGAAGGTGGTAAAGGCACAGAAATTACCACACTACAAGGTGGACAAAATCTCGGTGAAATTGATGATGTATTATACTTTCAAAAGAAACTTTATAAATCATTGAACGTTCCTATTTCAAGACTAGAAGCAGACAATGGATTCTCTCTCGGTAGAACCTCAGAGATTACTAGAGATGAAGTTAAATTTTCAAAATTTGTTTCAAGACTTCGTTTAAGATTTTCCCATCTATTTGATAGAATACTAGAAACACAATTGCTTTTAAAAGGCATATGTACAAAAGCAGAATGGCAACAAATAAAAGAAGAAGTTAGTTATGATTTTGTTTCTGACGCACATTTTGCAGAACTAAAAGATGTTGAAATCATGAAAGAACGTCTTGGCATTCTTGAAATTATTGATCCATATGTCGGTAAGTACTTCTCTAAAGAACACATTCGCCGTAAAGTTCTTCGTCAAACTGAAGACGATATCAAAAAACTTGACAAAGAAATGGAAGAAGAGAATGCAGAAATTAGTGATCATGAAGTTAAGTCCATTGCAATGGCGCAAGCTACACAACCACAAGTGCCTGAACAAACGCCTACGGCAAATGCCAATGAAAGCAAGATTTTAGACGACACTGATCAAAAAGAGTTAACAAAATCAATGTTAAATTCATTTCGTTAATATGAGTGTCAAGTTATTGAATTTTATAAATAGGAGTGATTATGGAAAACGTTAACAAATATATTGAATATGCATTAAATGCGCAACCTGTTGAATTTAAATCTGCTATTACTGATGCATTAAATGCAAAGATTGCCGATGCTATTCAAATGAAAAAAATAGAAATCGGAGGTTCTCTTTTTAAAGATAATGAAGAAGAACCGCCACAAGAGGAAGATACTTTCAAGTTAGAGGATAACTTAGATGAAGAACTTTAAAAGTTTTGTTCAGTTAGATGAACTGTTAGGCGTAAAGCCTAAAGCAAAAAAAGAACACGATTTTGTTCATAGCACCTACTTGGCTCAGGTAAAAGACCCTGCCGATTTAGAAAAAACTGGTCCGGAAGAAATTGGTCCAAAAGATACTAAGTCCGGTCAAGGTAAACGTCCTGCGGATCGTCTAGATAATAAACAAGAATTTGGTGAAGAAAAGCTAGATGAAGCCGATTTTGACAAAAAACAAACCAAAATGGCACACACCATTGGTAAAGAGTTTGAGAAAAAAGGTGTTGGCGACAAATCAAAAGGCGGTCCCTACGCAGTAGCTTCAGCAATGGTTCGTGATAAGCCTGAAGCCGCTAAGAAAGCATACGATACTATCAAAGCAAAGATGAAAAAAGAAGAACATCAAGATGCTTTAATGGCTTTATATGACGAATTAAATGAAGAGAATCAAAAAGTTTTTATGAAACAATTGGAAAATAATACAGAAAAACTTTTGCAATTCGCACTAAACAAATATGAGGATTAATCATGGCTGATACAGTAACATCGCAGACTCTTAAAGATCACGCTAGAGGTTATGCCATCAAGCTAACCAATGTGTCTGACGGCACAGGCGAAAGTGGTGTAACAAAAGTTGACGCATCAGCACTTGTTGCGGCCAACGGTGATGGTACTGAAAGACTAAACATCACAAAGTTGTTTTGGTCTGTTGCATCAGGAACCTCATCTACCATGTCACCAAGAATAACATTGCTTTGGGGCAATACAACTCCAGTAACTATTGCAACTTTAACTGGAACTGGATACTGGGATTTAACAAATGCAGGACAGGCGCCATTGATTAATAATGCGTCAGCACCAAACGGCGACATTCTACTAACAACAACCGGGTTTACTGCGAATGCTGCATATACTTTAATCATTGAAGGTCATAAGACAGCAGGATACACAAGCAGAGAAACTACCGATGATGGAGTAAGTCCATGAAACTAATTACCGAATTAAACGAAGAAGTTAAGTTTGTTACCGAAGCCACTGAAAGTGGCAAAAAGGATATGTACATTGAAGGCATATTCATGCAAGCGGAACAAACAAATAGAAACGGCCGCCTATACACCCTTCCCATTTTGGCCAGAGAAGCAAATCGTTATGTTACCGAATTTGTAAACAAAGGAAGAGCGTTTGGTGAATTGGGCCATCCACAAGGACCAACAATCAATTTAGAAAGAACTTCACATCTTATTAAAGAATTGCGTTGCGAAGGTAACGATTTTTATGGTAAAGCAAAAATTCTTGATACCCCCTATGGCAACATTGTTAAAAATTTGATTAACGAAGGCGCATCTTTTGGTGTTTCAACAAGAGGCATGGGAAGTTTAGAAGAAAGATCAGATGGCGTAAAGGTTGTAAAAGATGATTTCTATCTTGCAACTGCGGCAGACATTGTAGCCGATCCTTCAGCACCAGATGCATTCGTAAGAGGCATTATGGAGAATAAAGAATGGGTATTTGTTGAAGGAAGATGGATCGAAAAAGATATAGAAAAAGCTAAATCTGCTATTCGTAAAGCCAATAAAAAAGAACTTGAAGAAGCTAAACTCAAGATATTTGAAACATTTATAAGAAAACTATAATAGGTTTTTATAAATAGATTAATGAAACTTACTGATTTCAATAAAGGAGAATCGTATGGCAGACGAAATTAAACAGGACGAAAGTCTAGAAGAAAAGAAGGTTAACACTACAGATGTTGACGTACTTTTTTCTGGAGAAGGTCTTTCAGAAGAATTCAAAAATAACGCAAAAGCAATTTTTGAGGCTGCTGTTCTAGCAAAAGTAGAAGAACAAAAAACTGCTTTGGAAGAAGAGTACAACACAAAACTTGTTGAAGAAGCTCAAGAATTTGCAACTAATTTGGTTGGCAAAATCGATGAGTATCTAGAATATGTTGTTTCTGAATACATGGAAGAAAACAAACTTGCTATCGAAAAAGGTATTCGTGCAGAACTAGCAGAAGATTTTATGCTAGGCTTGAAGAACCTATTCACAGAACACTACATTGACATTCCAGAAGAGAAAGTTAATGTTGTTGAAGAGTTTGCTAATAAAGTTGGAGAACTTGAAGAGCAGCTTGATAAAATCATTAGTGAAAAGAAATCTCTTTCAGACGAACTTGACGGTTTGAAGAAAGATAAGATTTTGGGTGAAGTTTCAGAAGGGCTATCAGAGGTTCAGTCTGAAAAGTTAAAATCTCTTGCTGAAGGGATCGAATTTGTTTCTGAAGAAGATTATAAAGAAAAACTTAGTCTCACAAAGAAAAAGTATTTTTCTGAATCTACAGATTCACAAGAACCCGTAAAGAAGAACGAAAGCCTAGATTCTGATGTGTCTACACTAGATGAGTCATTCTCACCAGTAATGAATCATTATGTGCAGAATCTTTCCAAATTTGTGAAAAAATAAATTTTTATAAATAAGAATAGAGTTATTCTAATACTCAAAGGAGAAAACATATGTCAATCGAATCATTAGTAAAGAAATGGGCTCCCGTTCTGGATCATCAGGACCTTGGTGCTATTAAAGACAGCCACAAGCGTTCCGTTGTTGCCCAACTTCTAGAAAACCAAGAAATTGCTTGCCGTGAAAATTCATCAGCAGGCTATAGAAACCCACAATCGCTTCTTTCTGAAGCAGCCCCAACAAACTTCATGGGTGCTTCTTCTTCAACTGCTGGCGATGGCTCTATCGATATTTACGATCCTGTACTTATCAGCTTAGTTCGCCGTGCTATGCCTAACTTAATCGCATACGATATCTGCGGCGTTCAGCCAATGACAGGCCCAACAGGTTTGATTTTCGCAATGCGTTCACGTTACAGCACTCAAGGCGGAACTGAAGCATTGTTCAACGAAGCTAACACTTCATTCTCTTCTTCAGGCGCTACAGTTCAGGCTGGTGCTACTCCTGCTCTTGCTAATGCTACCAACTATACAGTTGGAACTGGCATGTCAACTCACACTGCTGAAGCACTTGGTGATGGTACTAACACCTTCCCAGAGATGGCATTCAGCATTGAGAAAGTTGCTGTTACTGCTAAGAGCCGTGCGCTAAAAGCAGAATACACAATGGAACTTGCACAAGACCTTAAAGCAGTTCATGGTCTTGACGCTGAACAAGAACTTGCAAACATTCTTTCAACTGAAATTCTTGCCGAAATCAACCGTGAAGTTGTTCGTCAGATCAACATCTCCGCAACTGTTGGTGCACAAGAAAACGTTGCCTCAGCCGGTACATTCGACCTAGACGTTGATGCTAACGGTCGTTGGTCAGTTGAAAAATTCAAAGGCTTGATGTTCCAACTAGAGCGTGAAGCTAACGCAATTGCTAAAGCTACTCGTCGTGGTAAAGGTAACGTCATGATTTGCTCTTCTGATGTTGCTTCTGCTCTTCAGATGGCAGGTGTTCTAGATTACACTCCTGCTCTAGCAAATAACCTACAAGTTGATGACACTGGCAATACCTTCGCAGGTGTTCTAAATGGTCGTATCAAGGTTTATATCGATCCATATTTCGCAGCCTCTTCTGGCGTTCACTACGCTACAATCGGCTACAAGGGTACTTCAGCATTTGACGCTGGCTTGTTCTACTGCCCATACGTTCCTCTACAGATGGTTCGTGCTGTTGGTCAGGACACTTTCCAGCCAAAGATTGCATTCAAGACTCGTTACGGTATGGTAGCAAACCCATTTGCAACCACCGATGCTGATGGCGCAATTTCCTTCAGCAAGAAAAACATCTACTATCGTAGATTCGCAGTTGCTAATTTGATGTAATCAATCAAGCAATAAAACCAGCGCAAGACTGGGTTTGAGAGGGCACTTAGGTGCCCTCTTTTTTTTCTTATAAATATATGAAAAGGAGCAACCCACATGACAACACCTACCATACAACCAACTAATAAAAGTTTTCTAAGCAATAACAAGTTTCAATTTGTTATCACTAGATTACCAAACGTTGAGTTTTTTGTTCAGTCTGCAAATTTGCCAGCAATGACATTATTGAATACTGACACGCAAACTCCTTTTACTCGCATTAGTGTTCCTGGTAATATTCTTATATTCGATCCTTTGACGGTTACTTACATTATGGATGAAAATATGCAATCTTGGTTTGAGATTTATAATTGGATTACTCAATTAGGTAATCCAACCAACAGAAATAAAATTGGTAATCTTACTCAGTTGCCTGGCGCAATCAATAGCATAACTTCTGATGCAACACTTACAATCAATACCAACTCAAACAATCCAAATATCAGAATCACCTTTAAAGACTTATATCCTACCGAATTAAGCGGTGTTCAGTTCACCTCAATCGAAGGGCAAGATTTTCTAACTGCAAGCATTACCTTTGCCTATACCACATATACCGCAGTTAAACTTTGACAAACACATATAAAAATGTTATAATGATAATGTTTTTAAGTGGAGCTATACATTATGAAATTAGAAGAAATCTCGCAAGAGTGGATAAAGGATTCAAAGATCGATACCACAGAGTTGGATATTGAATCAATCAAAATACCACAATTGCACAGTAAGTACTTGAA